ACGTTGATACGGTCAAACGCACTTGGTTTAGCAAGTAATGTCTTATCACCATACAGCACTGTACCTTGACCAGGGAATGTAACCACAGGATTAATGTTTGCTTTGTATAGTTGATCGCGATCTGCTTGACGTGGATTAAATGCTAGCTTAACAATGTTCTTAATCTGACCACGGTTAAAACCAGCAGGAGAGAACCACGAATCACGTGTATCATCAGTACGCACACACAGACCAGCAATATCACCATTCATAGGAATGTAACGGTATATGTCGTTATACTTGTCATATTGGTATTTGTAACCAGAATCCATAACAGCGTAAGATGTACTACGCAATGCATTACGGAATGTGATCATATCTGTTGTTTCATTGCCGGCATTGTTTACAACAGTGGATTTTGCTGGTGAGCAGAACACAACACAGTCTTTACGTCTTTCGGCAATATTATCGATTAGATAATTAGCTTTTTGTTCACCAACAGAACCACCACGCGCAACACCTTGAAGAACTAATGATACATCAACATCTTCGGCAGATGCAAACAAATCGTATGCAGCTAAGGTTGTACCCAATGCATTGTTGTTCTCATCAAGACCGTCTGTACCGCCTTGGAATGTCAGCGTCATTGGAGCGGTTGTTGTTGGGTTAATCAAAGCAGATGCAAGCCCAGAAGCAGCACCGCTACGATCTCTTACCCACCAAAGGTATTCGGAACCATTATTGATAACAGTCTTGTAGTAGTTTGTTGCTCCATCTTCTGTCTTAGCATCGGTTGCACGTGACAAATGCGATAGAACTTCAAGCACCGTACCAGGAACACCTGTGAACAATCCGTTAACATCTGATACAACAACGTGTAGTTCATCAGTAGCTGATGAATTACCAAAGCTGTTTTGGTATTTTGAAACACCAGGAGCTGTATCAACAGCGTTCCAGAATTCCCACTTACGTGTTAATGCATTGGTGCTATAATTTACTGCAAGACCGTAGGTATCTGTTGTTGTAACAGTGAATGATGCAACAGTAGCCGTGTTTGTTATAGCACCAACAGAAGCAACTTTCAAATATTGCAAACCAATTGTTGAGTTACCTGCTTGTACATAATCACCCGCTATAACAGTTGCAGCCAATGTTGTTGCATATGATACAGCATTAGAAATTGTACCGTTACCTACAGCAACAGAAATAACAACGTTGGACGAACCAATTGCTATTGCAACGTTTGCTAAGGAAGCATTGGAGCTTAAAGATCCACCGCCATTATCAACGTTTGCTGCAGAACTAAAAGCAGCGCTCGAATCACAAACGGAAATCTTTAACGAATTACCCATTGCGCCAGGACATTTTGCAATGTATACAATATCACTGTCGCCAGCTTGGATGGTAGATAATCTGTTGTTGTAATCATCTTCGTTTTTTACAACATACAAAGCAGCGTCCGCACCATCGCTAGCAAAATTAGATACTGTGGCTGTATTAGCGAGAGCATTACGAACCAGTATGCTTGTGTTGGTCGATGTGGTATTTGCTGCACGAGCTACGTATAGCTTATTGCCATAAGACAAAAAGTTTGCAGCAGTAAAAAATGTTTCTGGATTGTGATTGGTTGGTTTACCGAATCTTGCGGCTAAGTATGCTTCAGAATCAATAAGAACACGTGTGTTAACTGGACCCCAACGGAACACGCCAGCTAAGGCACCTTCGGTTGTTGATACAGCGGGAACTACGGTTGTCAGATCAATTTCAGATACATTTACGCCAGGACTAACTTGGAATGGCATGCTTATCTCCCCTCTGAGGTTTTATTTGTGTAGAAAACGAAGTTTGTTTGATAGTATTTATAATTCTACGGTTTCAATGCGTCCAACCATAGGACCCATTTTTTTCCAACATAGATTCGTCAAACTCCTGATCACCAACAAATAACCACGAGTCGTCCCCACGTTTAGCCGCTAGCACTGTAGTGTGTGCGGCCTCCCCTCTGTTAATTATTCCAAAGGGAAGCATGTTTTCATCTAAAGCATCTTCATTTTCTTGTTCTAAACGCTGACGTAAATCTACACTCGTCAGCTCCTTCATATATGATTGTTCCATTGCCCATGCAAAAAGAACGCAACACATGACCATGTCATCATGGCCTTCTTCTGCTTCGTAACTGTCACCTATATTTACAAAACGGAATAGTTCGTATAATATGCGCTCATCATTAATTATTAATTTGTCGCTCTCCACTTGAGTTTTCAAACCCATACAACCAATCCGCTTAACTTGTTTGGATGTCTTAACACCCATTCTTGTTGCTTGGCCAAACCCCGGTGATATAACCTGACCGCTTCTACCGTTGTTTACCGTTGTCAGAACATTCTCGTATTCAAGATCGTGGTGGAGGATGTTTGCAATCTGCTCACCAATGTCGTTTGTCTCAACAAGGATATATGCTCTGTTGTAATGTTTGCTCAATTGGTAAACAATATTTGGATACAGCAACGGCGATATCATATTGTTTCGGTAAGATGCAACCACTCTATATGGAAGCTCTGAAACATCAAAGATAACAAATGCTGAATAGTCTCCCTGAACGCCTCTAGCAGTGTCTACAACTGTAACATACTGTCTTCCTTCTGCTGGCTGCTTAAAGATTCGTGTATCGGGATTACTTGCTTCTGGTGGTATTGATCTTAGTGTTCTTAGCTTTGTTGCACTAATTAAAGTATGAGCCGAACCAATAAATTCACATTCAAATTCTACACGGAACTGATCTTCGCTTGTGTTTCGAATCGTTTCCTTTTTCCATACCTCATCACGGCCAGGCACTTCGCTCCAATGAACATCTATTCGTTTGTAATCATTCTTACCTTCTTCGCTATCAGTCCATATCTTATAAAACATATTAAGACCGTTTGGTGTTGATGTGATTAATACCTTTGTTGTTTGACCAGAAGAAATTGTAGGATATACAGAAGCAAAGAATGATTCCTGCATGTTGTTTTCAACGAACGCAAACTCATCCAGATAAACAAGGTTAAAAGATCCACCACGAATTGCGCTTGAAGAAGTAGCAGATGCTAAAATCTTTGATCCATTTTCTAATTCAATGTTACCTTTGTTCCATTCGACGATGCCTTGCTGAATCCATTTTGGTAGATGTTCGTATGCAAGTTGAATACGTGAAAGAATCTCACGAGCTTGTTGTAGTTTATGAGCGAGAATTGCAACTTGATAGTTTTGATGAAACAAAATATACCACAATATAATACCAACCAGCGTTGTTGTCTTTCCGCACTGACGCGGCATTTTGCATATAACAAAGCGCTCATTGACAGAGAGTTTTACAATATCTTTTTGGTAATCGTAAAGATTGAAATTAACAAGACCGCGGTCAACGTTAACAATTTTGATATACTTTTCAATAAAGTACTCGGGATCCTGTGAACACTTTAACCATTCATTAACCTCATTGGGTGTCCATGAATGTTTTACATTCGATCTTTTTAGATTTTGGTTACCAAGATATGATTCATTAACGCGACTCATTCTGCTTCTTTATAAGTTGTTGTAACTCTGCTGTACTCCCAACAAACAAGTTGTTGTTTACAGTAGTTGGGTTTGGACCAACACCTGTCAAATCTTTTTTACGTTTTTGCAATTCAAGCAAATCTTTATTGGCATCAGCTAATGTTTTAACAAGAGTAGCTGCTACCTCATATGCCCGTGGATGTTGTGACATTCCTGCAACTTCAAGTACGCCCGACAAAGCTTCTTGTCCTTTTTCAATAGCAGATATCATATTACCACGAGCATATTCAAAATCATCATCCACTTGTTTATCACCATATGTGCTAACGACCGGCATTGGTATATTGTTTATAGGCGTTAAGCCTAATGTATCAGCAATTGAATCATTATTCATAATTAAGGTTCTTCTGTTGCTATTATGTATCCAAAGTCATCATCGGGGTAAATCATACTAGCTGGTATGGAGTTGGCAAGAATTGTTGTTGGCGAACCATTTGCCAACAAACCAGGCTGTGTTGTTGTGTTTACTAAAGAAGAATTGCTTGTTAAAGAATTATAAATGGAGCTATCAGCAAACTTAATAATACCGGCTCTATGTACGGGTCCATACAAATACCCTTTTAGAGTAAACGTCATGTTCCATTCAAGCACTCTACGAGTTTCAAAATCGCTCTCGTAGTTGTCGTTTAATTTTACATCATTAAGGATAATAGGAATATCCATTGTGATATCCATATCTGGTATCAATGCGACCGTAGCTGTCCACTCGGGTGTAAAGAAAGGAAGTATTTGTTCTACAATACGTGTACCATCGTCTGTGTTCTTAACAAGAATAGAAAGCGAAAAATTTATGTTGTATGGTACAGGGTTATACTGATAGTAAATTTTATTTGGATCGGTGTCATCTTTTTTATAACGCTTACCAATAGTGTTTAATTTACGGCTACCATCATATGTAAAGTCTGTCATTTCAAAAGAAATGATTGGAAGCTGTACAGATGTCTTACGATTTAAGTTTGGATCCTGTGTTAGACGAGCCAACACCTTTTCCTTTGGTCCGTATGTTACAGGAACCTTGACTGTATGAATCTCGTTGTGCGTGGGATCAGGACGATTAATGATAATGTCGTTAAACAATGTACCAAACAAAACAACATAGCGTCTTATTGATCCGTGATAGAAGGAATGGCCAAACATTAGTACGAAGCTCCTTCACTGAAAGGGTCACGTTCAGAAAAATCAATATAACCACTAGCTTCGGCTTCTATTTCATCGTTTTCAGCCAAAGGATCGTTTATGTTAATATCCCAGCTTTCTTGTAGTAAGTTATATCCATCTTCATCTAGTATATACAAACCGCCTTCTGTCTTAATACCAGCAGAAACTTCTTCATTCAAACTATAGTTTAACATCAGCGCGTCAATATCATCGATGCCTGTTGCAATGTATTCGTTATTATATTCAAACAACTCACACTTCAAATCATACATTTGCAAAGCACCAAGCTGGTAAAAAATAGCTTCGTGCTCAACAAATTTAAGTTCAAACAATTTTTTGTTTAATGGTAAATAAATTAAATCACCCTCAAGCGGTCTTACTCTTGTTTCATAATTACCTACTTCTTGCTCAAACACTCTTCGAGCAATACTAAACGTAACTTGATCTCTAATTTGTATGTTAAATTTAGAAAGGAAATCGCCCTCACCTGCAAAACCTTCTATGTTCTTAACATACATTTCAACAGGAACTGCATGTGTATAGTAACGGGTAGGATCCTCACCGTAAATTTTATCAATAGCGTTTGGATTACGAGGAATAAAATACATATCCAAACCATAGATCCGAATAGATTCTATAATTAGATCTTCAATCAGCGTTTGCTCACCGCTGTTTTGAAAATTATTAAAGTAGAAATTTGTTGCCACAATTAGCCTATCATGTCAGCGACCGGCAAGCTGTAACTGTTTATCATTTCCTCTTCCATCTTTGCAATTTCAGCAGCCGCATCATCAAAAATCTTTTGACCATTGAACTGCACACCGCCTGGAAGCTGCATCCCTGTAAACTTGGTTAAATTTGAACCCCATTGGTATTTAATCTTTGCTGTGCAGTAGTTAGCAAGCCAGCGATCACCCCATGCATCTGTAAATGTATTAGGATCAATAACTTGATATGCTTCAACAAGAAGAAACTCACCTGCATTATAATTTTCCCATTTTGTATCAACATATAGACGGTTCATATGTCTATTGTAGCGGATTGGCTGTTGACCAACAAGCATCTCCGAAATTAAACCAAGATGTTGCATGGCCATATAGTATGGAACCATTGAGTATGCTGTCAATGTATACAGATCGTTAAGCGCAATTTGATAACGGATGTTAAACATATCATCGGAACGAATTGATGGATCACCAATTGGAAATACACGAACTGTACCTATAATGTTATCTGGCAATGTGATGTAACGATTGGACTTATCAGCGTCAGTAATTTGGTGTTTGTAATAAATCTTATCGGTACCATCAAAATGGTAATCCCAATAATATTTTAAAGACTCATCAATACGGTCTTCAACCTGGTCATCATCGACGTTAATTTCTATGACAGGTTTACCCAACTTACGTAGGCAATATTCTTTAAAATCTGCTCTTGATGCTGGTACAGCCATAGTGTGCTCCTTTTAGCAGTATTTATAAAGATGCTTATGCGCCTCTGACCATAGCGCCATTGAACCATGTAATAGTAGGCGCATTAGCAGCTGTAATGTTACGGTTGCCACCACTTGTTTGTTGTACATATACTTCGAAATAATCATCGATTCCATTAGCATACACTAACGTGCTAACCGTCATAGCATAGAAATTAGTTGCCCACGATACACCACTTGCATTCCAACCACGTTTATATTCACTACCGTTTTTCCACAAGGTAATCATTGATTCGCCGGTACCTGTATTTCCACTAATACGAACTTCCGCATTTAATTGATAATAACCTTCGGTCGTAGGTGTAAAGGTAGAGTTAGCATAATTATTATCTGTATCAAATTCTTCTACTTGAAAAAGAACTTTTTGCTGACTACCTGATGATAAGGTTTGTGTTGTGCTATTTGCATATGCACTAAATACAGGTCCATTAACAGCCTTTTTATTACTTACAGTAAATGTATTAGCATTAATTAAAGGTGCACTAACTGTAGCAGCACTGATTGAACCATTGGCACCAATTGAACCCGTGCGCCATTTACCATCATATGTAATACTACTTTGATCACTGAACGCCAATGAAGTATTTAAAGATGTTGTTACTGTTCCATTATTTGTAATTGTTAAATTATAAGACGAATTATCAATTATTGTACTATTTTGTAATGTTAATAAACTAGTAGCGGTACCTGTAATAGCAACAGTATTGTTACCACCAAATGGATTTGCTAATTGAGTTACTTGTAGTGGTCCTGTTGGTACTGTAAAGTTTCCTGTATATACTGCTAATCCTTTTACTATCCTTACATTAGAAATATACCCAGTAAATAATTCACCATAATCCCAACGTCTACCAACGTATACTTGATTTGTTCCGCCGGTACCTAAAGATTGTACCGCTGTTGCTGCCTGAACACCGTTAATATATATACGCATGTTAGTGCCGTCAAATACAGCCGCCACATGGGTCCAAGCATTAAGAGGTACTGCTGATGTCGTGACACATCCAGACCATCCACCGTCATAAGTACTAAATACTACATTTCCTACACCACCAGAAGATCCTCCTACCGAAGACCCAAGATGTAAATAATAAGGAATTGTTCCACCTGTATAGGTACTGCCAACAATAAATGCATTGGTATAAGTTTGCGGATATATCCAAGCCTCAATAGTCATTGGAGTTGTTCCGTCAGTAGGCGTTAAGGCTGTACTAGCAGAAGTAGTGAGATATTGACTACTACCATTGAAACTACCAACATAGCCCGTATTTGCTCCACCACCTGCAAGCGCACCATTAAACGCACCATTATACGTATTAGCATAAATGGTGGTAACACTAATTGATCCTACATTAATTGAACCCATGTTCCATTTACCTGTCGAATATGTAATATTACCTTGATCGCTAAACGGCAATGAAGTATTAAGAGATGTTGTTACAACTGTGCTCCAAAGGGTGTTTGTAATTGTTAAATTATAAGACGAATTATCAATTATTGTACTGTTTTGTAATGTTAATAAACTTGTAGCAGCACCTGTAATAGCAACAGTATTGCTACCACCAAAT